GGTGATTATTGGTCTACAAAAGGATATACATCCTCAGTTTTGTAAAAAACTAAATAGAACATAAAAGAATTGACCCGATAACAAAAGGAGAAATCCATGGCATTTCAATTATCCGCTGGGGTAAACGTATCAGAGATTGATCTGACTACAGTTGTCCCATCTGTTGCCACATCAATTGGCGCTTTTGCTGGCCCATTCCAATGGGGTCCAGCAAATACTATTGTCACTATCCCCGATGAGAATCGTTTGGTTGCTATTTTTGGTAAGCCAAATGCTAACTCTGTGGCTGCTGGCGGCAATCAATATGAATACTGGTTTTCAGCAGCTAACTTCTTGGCATACTCAAACAACCTAAAAGTTGTTCGTACCGCCAACAATGCTTTCTCGACACTTAATGCCGCAGCTAATACTAACGGCGCCATTTTGATTGAGAACGCCGAAGACTATCTACAAAATCACACTACAGCAAATACCACCAATGGTCCACTTGTTGCAAAGTATCCAGGTGGTCAAGGTAACTCATTGCGAGTTTCTATCTGCCCAAGCAGCACCGCATTTTCTTCAAACCTAACAGTAACAGACAGCACTTATGTAACATCAGCCGTAAGTAATACCGTTATCGCTGTTACTAATAGCCCTGTTGGTAACCTATATGTTGGTGACCTAGTTTCGTTTGATGGTGGTGTTTCGTATGTAAGAACTGTTAATGTTACATCAGGTTATATTAATGTAGCATCTAATACTACTGTCACACAAGGCGCTGCAATTCTACGCAAATGGCAATATGCTGACAATTTTGGTATTGCTCCAGGTACCTCTACCTACGCTGCATCAGTTAATGGTGCCAACGATGAAATTCATATTATCGTTGTAGATGAAGGTGGACAATTCTCAGGTACCTCAAATACAGTATTGGAGAAGTTTGCTTTTGCTTCAAAGGCATCAGACTCAAAAGATTCAAATGGAAATAGTAACTACTATGTTAACCTACTAAACGATAAGTCATCATATGTTTGGTGGACTGGTCATCAACCAGGTGCAACAAACTGGGGTAACGTAGCAAAAGACACAGCATTCAATGTCGTTCGCGTTCCTTTCACAGCATCAATGACAGGTGGTTCTGACGGTACTATTGTTACCGCAAACATCGTTACTGGTTACAGCCAGTTTTCTAACCCTGATTCCGTTGATGTTGGTTTAATTGTTTCGGGTCCAGCTGGATCAACCGTTGCTACAAGTTTGATTGCTCTTGCAGAAGAACGCAAAGACTCTGTTGTATTCTTATCACCAACAAAAGCATCTGTTGTTCAGAATCCAGCAGGAGAAGTAAGCAGCATCACATCATACCGTGATGGTCTAACATCTTCTTCTTATGCTTTCATGGATGCAAACTGGAAATACCAATACGATAAGTATAACGATGTATACCGTTGGGTACCATTGAATGGTGATGTTGCCGGTCTAACTGCTCGTTCAGACTATGTAAGAGATCCATGGTTCTCACCTGCTGGTCTAAATCGTGGTCAGATTCGTAATGTTATTAAACTAGCATGGAATCCAACAAAAGCTGACAGAGACAATCTATATGTAAAAGGTATCAACCCTGTATTAACATTCCAGGGTGAAGGTACTGTTCTATTTGGTGATAAGACCATGTTGAGCAAACCTTCTGCCTTTGACCGTATCAATGTTCGCCGTCTGTTTATTACCCTTGAGAATACAGTTTCTCGCGCTTCTCGCTTCTCTCTATTTGAACTAAACGATCAATTCACCAGAGCGCAATTCGTTGCTCTTGTTGAACCATATCTAAGAGAGATTCAAGGTCGCCGCGGTATTACTGATTTCCGCGTAGTGTGTGATACTACAAATAACACACCAGAAGTTATTGACCGCAATGAGTTTGTTGGAGATATCTACATCAAGCCTGCTCGTTCAATTAACTTCATTCAACTTAACTTCGTGGCTACAAGAACTGGTGTATCCTTCGAAGAAGTTGTTGGACGATTCTAAATAGAGGAACAGGAGAACAATAATGGCATTTTCAGTAAACGAGTTTAGAAGTCAATTAGTGGGCGATGGTGCCCGTCCTAATTTATTTGAAGTGTCGATGCCCTTTCCTACTTTTTCACTACCAGGAAATGCTCAAACAAAGCTAACCTTCATGTGTAAAACAGCACAACTACCTGGATCAACTCTAGGTGTTGTGCCTGTTCAATACTTTGGTCGTGAACTAAAGTTTGTAGGTAATCGTACATTCGCAGATTGGACAATCACAATCATCAACGATGAAGATTTTGTGATTCGTAATGCATTCGAACGCTGGATGAATGGTGTAAATAGCCATAATCTAAACGTAAGAAACCCACTTGCACTTTCACCGTTAGGCTATACAGTTGATGGTGATGTTACCCAATTTGGTAAGAAGGGTGACGCACTAAAGAAATATAGATTCGTAGGACTTTTCCCATCAGATATTACTCCAATTGATGTTGACTGGGGTTCTAATGATACTATTGAAGAATTTTCGGTAACACTTACTTACCAATGGTGGGAGTCTGTAGAATCTGGCGTGGTATAAAGAGAAAGGCTCCGGCCTTTCTCTATTTTTTAGGATGACTAATTAATGGCAATCAAGCTTTTCGGTTTCACATTAGGAACAAAAGACGTTGTTCAGGTTCAATCTCCTGACCAACCGTCTTTTGCACTTCCAACTCCAGCGATTGATGATGGTGCAGTTACTATCACACAGAATGCCTACTACGGCACTTATGTTGACCTTGAAGGTTCGATACGCAATGAGTTAGAACTTATTACCCGTTATCGTGAGATGGCTAATCATCCAGAATTGGAGATGGCTATTGATGATATCGTCAATGAAGCAATTACACACGATGTTACTGGTCGTACAGTTGATATTGTTTTAGATAAACTGAAACAACCAGAGGCAGTCAAGAAAAAAATTCTTGAAGAATTTGAAAACATTCTTGATATGCTTAATTTTGGTAATCTTTCAGATGACCTTTTCAAAAGATGGTACATAGATGGTAGAATCTATTACCATGTTGTTGTTGATGAAAAGAAACCAAAAGAAGGTATTCAAGAATTAAGATACATAGACCCACGCAAGATTCGTAAAGTGCGTGAGGTAAAGAAAGAAAGAGACCCAAAGACTGGCGCAGATATTATCAAATCTATTGCCGAGTATTATGTCTATAGTGACCGTGGTACCACAACTCAAACTTATGGTGCATCGGTTAACACAGGTCTAAGAATTGCACCAGAGTCTATCATCAATGTAAACTCTGGTTTAATGGATGCCAAAAATACATTCGTCATTTCATATCTACACAAAGCAATTAAGCCACTCAACCAACTGCGTATGATTGAAGATGCGGTCTGTATTTACCGTATCTCAAGAGCACCAGAGCGCAGAGTATTCTACATTGATGTAGGTAACTTACCAAGAGGTAAGGCAGAACAATACCTAAAAGATATTATGGTCAAGTACCGCAACAAGATGGTCTATGATGCCAATACTGGTGAACTGCGTGATGACCGTAAGCATATGTCGATGCTTGAAGACTTTTGGTTACCTCGCCGTGAAGGTGGTAAAGGTACAGAGATTACCACACTACCAGCAGGTCAGAACCTTGGCGAACTGGAAGATGTAAAATACTTCCGCGAAAAACTATTACAGTCTCTGAATGTACCATTGTCTCGTTTGCAACCTAGCGATGGCGGTATGATTGGTGTTGGTCGTACATCAGAAGTTACCCGTGATGAAGTTAAGTTTACCAAATTCATCATTCGTCTTCGCAATAAATTCTCACAGATATTTGACCATGCTTTGAGAATCCAATGTGTGCTAAAAGGTATTTGCACAACAGAAGAATGGGAAACATTCAAAGACAAGATTTACTATGACTACAAGAAAGACAATAACTTTACCGAATTGCGTGATGCAGAATTGCTCCGCGAAAGAGTTAGTCTATTGCAACTTGTGGATCCATACATTGGTCATTACTACTCTGCTGAATGGGTAAAGAAAAAGATTCTGCAATTCACCGATGAAGATATTCAAAAGATGGATAAGCAGATGAAAGAAGAATCTGATGCTGGTGTTGGTCAACCAGTTATTACTCAAGGTGAACAACCTGAGATAACATCTGAACAATACCCACCAGAAGATAACACAGTTGAAAAAGGTGATTCAGAATCATTGACACCACAACTAGACCAAGATGTTGAAAAATTTTCATCTAAACTAAATAGGCGTTAATATGGATATTAAAACTTTTATTACTCAAGCAATGAACGGTGAAGCTGGTGCCGCCAAAGATACTTTGAACGATTTGCTTTCTGCTAGAGCATTTGAAGCATTAGATACTCGCAAGCAACAAATTGCACAAACACTTTACGGTGACGATGAGCAAGAAGCTGAAACCGTAGAACAAGAAACGGAAACTGTAGAACAAGAATGAAGTCTTTATTAGAATTTAAATCTGCCGTCAACGAAGAAAAATCAGACTACTCAAAGTTTGATGTTCTCGTTCGTGCTGGTTTGGCTAATAAGGCACAGATGCAGCGTATCCATAAAATATTGGATAAGATGCAAGAAGAAAAACCTGTGTTTAATAATGCCGACCGTGCGATTCTACAGAATATGTTCAATCGT